TCTGACATCGTGCGCAACGCCTGCAGTATTTTCAACTAACTTATCGCCCGTCAATGTACCATCCGGCGCTATTACCACATTGCTTTCTAGAGAGCCGTTAGTTTTTGTCCAAGCCGCATTACTAAAATCCTCACTATACGTCACCAAATTCGTAGCCTGATTCTCCCGCAACAACCCTTGGCTTACACCTGTCACTGGGTCAAATTGGAAACGTGCTACGCCACTTGAGGCTGTCTGCAACACACCGTTGGCATCGTAATATGTACCAACAGAGGCACGAGCAAATGTCAGGCGTGGGTCTAACTTCTGCGTGTTGGCTAGGTCGATAAGAATCTGTGGGGCTACGTTAGGGTAGTTCTGTGAAATGCTCATTGTTCTGTCCTTATGCGAGTGTCAGCGTAGCAGAGCGAACCGTGCCGTCTGAGCCTTTTACCTTGACGACTAGGCTTGTGTCTGAGGCTAGTTCAAATGCTAGTGGGTATGTGGTATCAAAGCCGTTTGTAGGGATAACACTTAACGCAGTAGCACCTAAGACATTATTGAAAGGAGCTGAAGTTGCTTCGGTTTCAACGTAGTTTCCGACTGTTGTAGATTCTTCAATTTGCGCTCCCCAAACATACATTCCTGAAGTACCATCACCGGCGTATGAAGTTGCACCACCTGAAACTAAATTTATAGTAGCTGATCTATTTCCACTTTGATTATCTTGCCCAACCATATTGCACCGATACCAACCATCACCAACATCGACTATTGAGCCCGAAACGTTTATTCCAGTCGGAGTTGCTGTTTCTGCAACTAAATCAAAATCTACAAATATAGAGCCGCCTCCTACTCCATGCGCTGTAGCTAAACGCAATTGCGTTCTACCATTCGCTTTGGCAAACACGGAAAAAGAAAAGAAGCTCCCAATCGGTGTACTAAAATCAATACTTCGGGTTAAATTATGTAAACCCGTTACTGTATTTTCGGTTAAAGTGTCTGCGGTTAAAGTGCCATCGGGTGCAATAATGCTATCAGCAGTCACCGTAGCATTTGTTTTACCCCAATACGCATTATCAAACTCCTGACTCCGCAGCAACAAATTACTTCCGCCACCCTTCAAGTCAATCCGACCACTCTCAATGATTGCGCTTTCTGAGCTTTGAAAGGCTAGGTTGCCCAAATACTGATTCAGCGGAATCTCGTTGGGTGCTGTGCCGATGTCGCTCTGCTCAACCACCCGAGTCAACTGAACCCAATTAGTAGCGTCTGCTGATGGGTCTGTCGTGCTAGTAAACGCCGATAGACTGCGATAGATTCGGTTATCAATAGGCGAGTACACCAGCGCACCAATAGCGTAGGTTGTGCCTGACACCCATAGCACCGCATTAGTAGCGGCGGCGGCTGTCTCTGCACTAGTGGCGGCGGCATCTGCTGAATCTGATGCGGCTGAGGCACTGAAGGCTGATGCTGTTGCTGAGGTAGCTGATGCGGTAGCTGAGTTGCTTGACTGTACAGCAAAGCCACTGGCCTGTGAAGCTGATGTAGAAGCGTTAGAAGCTGAGGTAGCCGCTTGAGACGCTGATAGAATAGCGGCATTTGCATTCTCTTCAGCATTCTGGACATCCGTAATGTTCGAAGCTACCGTTGTAACATCGCTAGAGATACCTGCGACTGTTGTAACGTTAGCTGATATACCGCCTACAGTATTAACATTGCCAATGTTTGAAGCTACAGTCGTTACATTAGCGTTGTTTGTAGCCACTGTTGTGACATTACCTGAGATACCAGCCACAGTGTTAACGTTAGCAATGTTAGTAGCTGTGGTGTTGACGTTAGTAATGCTACCTGCTGTGGTGTTCACGTTAGCGATTGAACCAGCAACAGTATTGACATCAGCTACGTTAGTGGTAACAGTATTAATGTTAGCTTGATCAGCAGTTGTAGGGATGGTACGAACCCAAGCAGTTGTGCCGAGGTCATAGACCTTCATCACGTTTAGTGTTGTATCGAAGTACAAAGCACCATCAAGCAGAGCAGCCCCATCGTTGTCAACAGTAGGATCAGTTTCTTTAGAGCCTAAGTAACGATCATCGAACTGGTCATACAAGGAAGCAGTAGCAACTTGGCTAGCTAGAGCTGCTGTCTCAGAACCCTCTGCATTAGAAGCAGAGATAGATGCATTACCTTCACTGGTAGCCGCAGCTAAAGAGCTAGCTAAAGAAGCTGAAGATGATGCAGAAGAAGAGTTAGCGGCATTGGTGGCTGTAATAGCTGACGTAACAGCTTGTTGAGAAGCAGTGAAAGCAGCAGATTGTGCAGTAGCGGCATTAGCGGCTGAGGTGGCTGCGCTAGTTGCAGCAGTCTCAGCGGAATCCTTGGCACCTTCAGCTTCTTGTAGCTTTTCGTTAAGGGAGTCAATGAGTTGATCGACAGTGTTTGCTTCAGGTGATGGTGTCTCACCGTAGAAGAAGCTATTAGTAGCCATTCTAGCACTCCTTATTAATAATTAACATTTGGGTAAGCAGACTGGATACTCAAGGTAGCCTGGTCCCACTCAACAGTACGGCTCTGCTCTTCTACTTCGTTATAGATAGAACCATAGCGACCTTCAAACAGTTCTCTACGATCATCTACAAAGTAGTCAGCAGCAAAAGATAAGGCACCATAGACCAACAGATCTGGTGCGAAGTTAGTTAAAGAGTTCTCTGAAGTCTCAGTAGGTAAGTCATCAAACTCACCATAATAGATAAGACTAATAGGAGTACCTACAGGAGGGATAGGCTTAACTAAGAGACCACCACGGACTCGGGTGTAGTACTTAGGAGCACCTTGGGACTCTGAGAGTCTAAGGAATGTACCGTAGTCTCGGAACTCTAGCATGTCTTGGCCTGACCAGATGTACTTCATACTTAAGAAGTCTGCTGGTAGTGTTAACAGGTTGTCCCCAACATCATTAGATGTATAGTTCTGTTGTTGCTCCATAGGGGCAATACGGAGGGTACGCTGGATCCGACTCAAAGCCAGATCAATAAAAGTATCTGCTGTTGCATCATCACAATCATTACGATTTAAGAGAGCTAACACCTGAGTTCTGATTTGAGCCTTATTCATTATTACACCGCCTTATTGGTAACTAGGAATGCATCAAGGTTTTCACTCTTTAGCTTAGCTACGATCTTCCTAACTGATTCATTCTGGAAGTCAAAGCCTTCACGCTGCCACTTCTCTACAATCTCTACAGGGATAGAGGCAACATGCATATAGTTCTGTTCACGGACATTCATAGACTCATCACGCTTTCGCTTAAGGTTGTCTAGGAAGTCTTGGGGTATCTCTTGGTATCTCTGGATCACTAGGCCATCGGTATTCTCATCAATGGTGTAGTCAGAGTCATAAAACTTTAGATCTTTATTAGTCATAACGTCTCTTGTTTATAAAAAGAGTGGAGGATGGAGAGAGGTATCCCCCACTGTAAAAGCTACTCTCTTTACTAGAGGTCTGAAAAGAAAAGAGGGGACCGAAGTCCCCCCTCTAGCACTAACCTAGCTTAAGGCAGGTTAGGGTTCGTACCTGACAGGTTCGTGATACGACCAGTACCCTTGTAGTTCTTGTGCTTCAAGGAGAACTCGCCCACGATCAAGTGACGGTCATTGTCACCAGTCTTGGCCAACAACTCACGTGTGAATGGACGCATCGTAACCAATGCCCACATGGCTGGATCCATCAAGATAGCTTCAGTAGCTTTGATGAAACGGTTCAAGACAACCTTCTGCTCACCGAATGGGGAGACATAAAGGTCAACCACGTTAACAAGCTTGGTCATGGCAGCGAAGTCACGAGTACGGCCTGATGCAGCAGCGAAGCCAGCAACGATCAATGAATCAGCAGGTTTGATCATGAGGAACTTAGCCTCTGAACCAGCCTCATACATCTTTTGGTTAGCTTCGAGCACAGCAGCTTCGGTGATAGGACCAGCTTGGTTACCGACAGTGCCAGCATCCGAGTCAATCGTAACGGTAACGTCAGCAGAGATCACAGCATCGCTGTTAGGGTCTGTGCCGAACACGTTAGCGAAGGTACGGGCTGAAGAACCATCTGCACCAGCAGCAGCGTTCTGCGCCTTACCAACCAAGTGGTACTCAAGTTCTCGCTTGAGCTCATCAGCCTTCTTTGAGAGCTGGTAAGCTGTTTCCTTGGCACGACCATAGGTTGAAACAACATCAGCGGTAGCGGAGACGTTAACCGTCTTCTGCATGATCTGAGTGTAGTTAGAACGCATGATGGTTGGGGTCATCGTGCTGTCTGAAGCGGTGAAGCCTTCAAGCTGAGCGTTGTCGCCAACACCAGCCAAGCTGTCTTCTTGCCACTGGAACAAACGGTTAGAAACTCGCTCACCCTTGATCAACGTCTGGAACGGTGTCTTGGTTGGCGAGATGTTGCTGATGACATCACTGATGTCTTCTTTAATACCGACCTGGTCATAGGTCTTGAAAAATGTAGAGCTCATTTAGATTCCTTTCTAAAAGATTAGGGAAGTTTTAAGCAGACCAACGACTCAAGAACAACTCTGCTGCATCATCCAAATCACCTGAGGCCTTAAGACGCTGAGCATTCTCTGCTGTCTTGTTAGGAGTCATCGATTTAGGATCACTAGCCTTAGTAGTCTTCAGGATCTTCTTAGGCTTAAGATCTTTTTTCTTAGTGACGATCTTCTTGGCCTCATCGTAAAGACGGGCTTTGTGAATGATTTGAATAGCAACAGGGTCAACCAAGCTGTTCACCATATCTGATGGCATACCATGATTGACTGCGTATTCCCGAATGGAATCGTAGAGGTTTGTATTCCAGTTAGGGATGTTCTCTTTGAGTACTTTGATCGCATCAACAGCAGCTTCTTTAAGCTTATTCTGTTGTTGAGCCTGGCTCTCCTTAATAAAAGAGTCAGCCTCTTCAGAGACAAATTTAAAGTCTTCCCAAGCAGCTTGAGCTTCTGAGCGTAACGCAGCGAACTGATCTGAATCTAACTGCTTACTAGCCAAGAGCATATCGACTTCTGAGTAAGGTTTCCACCGTTCCTCAGCCTTCTTATACATCTTGTCTAATACTGCTGCTGTCTTCAGCGCTTCTTGTTCTACTGCCTTACGTGTAGCTGCTACTTGTTGGGACTTCTTTGTCAAGGAAGCTTCTTGTCCATAGAGTCGCTTGAGATCTTTGACAGATACCTTAAGGACTTCGTCATCAACTTTAACTTCAACTAAGGAGTCATCATCCAGCACCTTCTTCTTGCTGGTAGATTCTTCTTCCTCGTCTTCGTCTTCAGTCTCTTCAGAGTCCTCTTCAGGGTCTTCTTCAACCTCTTCACTATCTACTGCTTCTTCTTCCTCTCCCTCAGTGTCTTCCTGCTCCGTAGACTCTGGGGCTTCCGTGTCTTCTTCAGGGGGTGAGGGTGAACTCTCGTTGTCCTCGGCTTCCCATCCTTTCAGAAATCCTTCAGCAGCATCTTCGGGTGTATCAAAATGCAGGGCTGCTGTTGGATTAGTTTCGTCCACGCCTTGATTGGTAGTGGTTGCCATAATTTATTCCTCTACTGAATTTAAGTTTGTTTTGATGCTCTCTTTAATGGCTACCCATTCTTGTAGAACACCGATTACTTGTTGAATAGCATTAGCTTGGAAATAAGAAGACTCCCGAAGCTTTTCATCCTCTGGTTTAGAGGTTAGAAAAACATTTAGATGGTAGTCAATTACATCCTTGATAGCTAAGCCAAACACTTCACTGGATAAGAGCTCTTCAGCCCTTACCCCACGATCTAACATATCTTGCTCTTGCAAATCTCTCTCCTACAATTAATTAAGCATTAGGGCTAATGATGGCCTTCTTGTTATCACCAGAAATAGCCTTAGCCATAACGACTTCCTCAGCAGCAATAGCAGCTCTAGAAGTACTATCAAACTCTTTACGATCCAAGTCACGCTCAGCCTTAAAGCGATCCAATTCAAACTTCATACGATCAAGCTCAACCTTCATGGCTTGCATCTCAGCGGTAGTCTGAACCTTAAGCGTCTGTGCCTGGACAGAAGCTTCTTGAGCAGCAATCTGACGCTCTTGGAGCTCCATCTGCTTCATAGCCATTGGGTCTGGTTGTGGTGGTGGGATCTGGTCTGGAGGTGTAATGAAGTCATTGGTATTCTTGATACCACTCTTGTCTAAGATAGTCCGTATCACGTTATACTTGTTCTGTGCTTGATACATTGGAGCCATCTGAGGATCTTGAGACATCATCTGGTGAAAAGCTAGGAACTTGTTAGCTTCTGCTTCTGCTTCACCATAGCCTAACTTCATCTCGACTGTAACGTCAGCTCGTTCATCCCAAGTTGATGGGTACATACGAGTAAAGTTACCAGCGATCTGTAAGACCTTTTCTTCACGCTCATTAGCTGTTACTAGACGATAGACTTCTAGGTATAGCTGGGTTAAGAATTGATAAGCAAAGTTACGAGCTAAGATCTTCTCACGTTGCATAGACAGAGACACTAGGTTCTCTACCATAGCTTGAGAGTTTTGCTTAGACACTGCATCCTTGTTTAGGCCTTGGGACAGCTTAGACACGCCTGTAGCCTCTTCTTTGTCTTCATCCAACAGTTGTACTGTCTGGAACACAAAGGGGTTAAGAGAGGACTGTGGGAGAGGGGCTAACCCATCAGCTCGAGTCACATTAACAATACCACCCAAGCGGTTCTCAATGAGCTCCTTAGGATTGCTAAGAGAACCCTTGACAACCATCATACGGGGGTTGTTAGTGATCATTGTGTGATCAATAATACCTCGCACCAAAGCAGTCCTAGCATTCTGAGTAGGAATTACTTTGTAGGCATAGTTAGAGCCATAGAAGGAGTGTGGAATAGGTAAAGGTGTAAAGTGTACAAAAGGCTTACGGTCTACACGCTCATAGTCTAAAATCACTGAGCCAGCTTTGGTTACCTTATACAACTTAGCAATACCATCACCTTCCATGTCAATGTAGACATAGCACTCGTACACAATGACTTCACGGGTCTGGGTTTGTAACTCACCATTCAAGTTAAGTCTATCTGCACCAATCTGTTCAAAGCGAGCTAAGACCTCAGGGTCCATGGTAAGCTCAGTGTCATCGTTGGCACTAATCTTATCAACGAGCTTCTCATCATAGCCTTCTTTGATAAGCTCTGATAAGGTTTTACGGGTACGATGAGCAACGAACTGAGCATCCTGTAGGCTTGTGGCCTGAGGAGTAACTAGGAACTCTTCTGGAGGCACTGGAGAGATCTTTACTTGACTACGGTTAACCTTACGGGTAACGGTACCAGACCATAAGAAGGTGTCTTCATTGCGGTTAGCTTCTACATCCTCAAAGTCATCAGAAGCATAGATCGTGTCTAACTCATCATCAGTAAGGCTAGAAAACTCTTCCTCAACCATCTCAATGTTAGTATCCCAATAGACCTTAGCGATACCTACACGAGCTAAGAGGCCATCAGTGATTATTGTCGAGAAAATCTCATAACCTGGGTTTTGACGAAACACTACATAGTCACAATAGTCTGTAGCAACCTGAGCTAACTGTACATCATCTTCACCCTGCGGAGCAAAGCGAACAATCTGGTTACCAGCAGCGAAGGTCTCTAGTAGCACAGCCTTCATAGACTCTACAGCGTCATAGACATCCATAGAAATGTATTTAGAACTGCCTAGGTGAAACTGGTTAGGTTTAGTCCCGTGATAATAATCAATTACCTCTTTACGCTCATTGCTAAGCTTACTATCATAATAACCAACAGAGGTCTTGATAGCACTCTCAACCAATGACGATAGCTCGCTTTCTGTAGCGGCTTTAAACTTTTCAATAGCCATCAAATCCCCTCAAAATAGAATTCATCAGTAACCTCAACAGGGTCGAACTTACCTTCATGAATATGGTTTACTAACGCCAATGACATTACACAATCGTCATGGCATCCCCTTTCGGCTTCCATTGCACCATTCTCATTAACGATATAAGTCATGAGTTCTCGAATGGTCACTTTGTCGTTAAGCTGTACCTCACCTTCTCTAAGAGAAGCTCTTAGTTGATCAATGATCAAAGGTTTAGTCTTAACATTAGTATGAAAGCCTAGCTTAATTGTCTCTTTGTCTGAAAGCTTGTCATAAACCACTTCAGTGTAAAAGTTAGGATATGCATAATCCTTACCAACCCTAGTACATGTTAAGATACCGTGATTGTTGGACTCAATGATTAACTTAGCTGTGTTGTAAAAGTAACCTAAGGCTACAAGTACTTGAGCAAAGAAGTCAGGGTGTACCTGAGATCTAAAGATTGCTACTTGTCTCTTCTTAGAATCAAAGACCTGAGCAACACTCCAGTCACCGCCACGGACTCCCATAGAAACGTCAGCTCCGATGTAGTAAGTCTCCCCAGGATCATGAATACGATAGGTGATGAGCTCACCTCGAGGGTGCTCAGCCCACTCTTCATTCTCCATAGCTAAACGCTGTAGGATGTCTGGAGTCTCTTCAATACGCTTCTGTAATACTTGAGTGTTGAAGACTGGTCTACCAGATGTTAAGAAGGCTTCTTCGGCAGTGCTAGGGTATTCCTGTTGGAATAACTCTAGACCGTTCTGAGCTACCTTCTTACGTCTAAACATTAACTGTTCATCATCTAAGCTATGCTTCTTAACTAAGTCTTCTTCGTCTGGTGTTCGTACAAACTTCTTAGGGACAGGTTCTCTGTACTCATCTTGAATAAACCAAGGTAAGAACACAGGAACAAAGCCGTTGATACCCTCACAAGCCCCCTTCCAGATCTCATAGAAGGGACCTGAGACACCATTAGCTGTGCTCTCAATATAGATAGCAGTGTTCTTGGTATTTGGGATAGCTTGGAGGATAGCGTTAAGGTTGTCCTTAGCTGTGGCATTAGGCCAGAAGGCTAGCTCAGATAGGTGAGCTTGAGTAAAGGTTTCACCTCGAGCAATACCATCACCCCCTGCCGTAGCAACAACATATGAGCTGTCTAGGACATCAAAGTTTAGTTCTTTACGTGAAGAGTACTTAGAATGGGGTTTCAGGATGTCTGGAGTGTGCTCGTAGTATCGTTTAGTCATGTCAAACAAAGCTCGAGTCGAGTCTGCATGGTGCGTGACCACTAGACTCTTCTGAGCAGTATGTTGAGAGATGTACCAGTACAACCAGCCACCAACCAAGGTAGATAAGCCCATCTGCCGAGCTTTAAGGATAACGATCCTTACCTTACCCTCAGATTGTAGCTGGTTTAACACAGCATCAAGCAAAGCCTTCTGAGCTACGTTTAGAGTAAAAGGCTTTACTTCCCCTTCCTTAGTCCTGATCTTCAATGCATGTTGTGCATAGAATTCAAAGTCATCATAAAGCCGTTTTCTTACTCTAAGCTGCTCTGGAGTCATTTGATAGACACACCAATAGCTTTCTGCTCTTCTTCAGAGACAAGCGATAAGAAGTCTTCAGCTTTCTTGATGCTCACTTCAGACTGAGCCACGGGCTTAGCCATCGTCCACTCTAAAACAGTGCGAGCTGCCGAGAGCTTGTCCTTAGGACTGATCTCAGACATACGCATGATCTCTACAGCAGTCTCAATGCCTTCACGGGCAAACTCTGCCTTGGGAATCTCAAACCCTTTCTTTTCCATTAGCTTCACTATCTCCTTTGCTTCTGCTTTGGCCTTAGCCTTATGTTGATTTCGTTGAGCCTTGTTGTAACCCGCATAAGAGCCTTTCGGCTTACCAGGACCACCAGCGAATCGCTTGTCAGTCCAAAGCTTCCATAGGGTACGCCCTTCCTCTGTTTGTTGTAAACGAACAAATAGATTATTGGAAGGGTCTCTCATTGAGTCCCTATATTGAGGCTGTACATTCCATCGGTTAGTCTTTGGGTTCCAAATAGGAGGTAGCCATTTAGTACCTAATGGCATATTCTTAAAGATAAGCTTCTTCTCAGGGTCATAGTAACCACCACTAGGTATTGCTAGTCCTTCGTGGTTTCCGTACTTTGCTCGGAGTTTCGGGTGTACTGTGTCTTGGTTCTTTACTACTGGTTCCATCTGTGTTTCCTAGGTTAGTCAAACGGCTCTTCATTGCATCTTTAATCGCAAGAAGAGATGATTTGCTAACAGCGCAGAGCATCTCTGGAGGGAGAGAACGAATCATCTCACCCCCCATTGCTACCTTTGTCTGTGTGTCAAATTGGGGATCTTCAATCATACGATTAAAGGTTTCCCAGTGGGTGTATATATCTATGGAGTTCATTAAAGTCCTAAAGTGTCTAGGAGGGATTGTGCTGCATCATCTAACGTTCTTCCTTGAGCCCTATCATTTAAGATTTTAGCTATAAGACCTGTAGCGTAAGATCTTGGTTTGTCTATCTCTTTCCCAGAGGCTGAAGTAGTCCTGTTTACAACAAGCTGTAACGCTTCATCATCTAAAGAAGAAACAACATTAGAAGCTCTTTTAAAAAACTCATCCGCAACGCCAGAAGTGCCTTTGATCCCAGCATCTTTGGCAGCTTTTTTAATAACCTTAGGAGTCATCTGTAAACCCTTTTCGGATGCAATACGCACAGCCTCATCTTGAATCATACCTAAGACTTGAGTGTTAGGTACTTTACTGGATTCTCGAATGTTTTGAATGAAAGGAGCAAAGTCTGGTTTACGAACAACTAGCTCTTCCAAGACATCAATTAAGTCTTTATCTTTTAGCCCAGTATACTCAGTCATTGTGCCTTGAATACCTCCTGACCCTGTTTTACCTTCGGTCCAGTTGTTAAGTGAATTCTTCTTAACAATTTCAACTTCAGCAGGGGTGGCATTTTTAGGTACAAGCTTGTTGGACCTTTTCTCCATATCCCTCTTAAGCATTTTGGAGAACTCAGTCATTTCCTTGGCACTGCGAGGAGTACCAAAAGGATTGGAAAGACCAAGTAGGTAAGTAGAGTCTTTAGACTGGATGTCAGCTAAGCCTTGTTTTAAAGCAGCTTGAGATGGGTCTATTGTTGGAGCAGCATTTAGAGCTTCCCTAGCTTCCATCTGCCGTTTAATTTGGCTTGAAAACTCTGACATCTCTGTTTGACTACGAGGTGTTCCTGTTTTGCTTGAAAGCCCTAATAAGTAGGAAGGATCCTTAGCTTGAATGTCTGCTATACCTTGCTTAAGCTCAGCTTGACTCTTAGCAGCTAAATCAGCTTCCTTTTTAGCTGCTCTTTCTGCTGTTTTCTTAGCAATCTCTTCAGCACTTACAGCTTTTTTAGCAGCTGCTTGGGCTTTAGCTTGGGCTTGAGAAGTTTGAACATCCCTAGACTTTTGAGTTAAAGCTTTAGTTCTTTGTGGGATACCTGAAGGTCCTAAAAACTCTTGTGCTTGTTGGGCAGCTTTTAAACCACTACCTGAACCTAATTGCTCAATAACTTGAGGAACAGTTTTTTTACCAGTTATTCGTTGAGCTGTTCCTGCCGAAACTCCAGGCACTAAAGCACCTAAAACTCCAGTAGGAATATCACCAGAAGAAAACCCATACAAAGAAGTAGCAAGTCTTGGGCCATATTGCAAAGCAGCCCTTCCTGTGATTGCAGCTAAAGATCCACTAGCAGCTTTAGGAGCTGTTAATGCCCTAGCCCTTTGATACTTTTCAATTGAATCTGCTAACAAGTCCCCTTCTGGTGTTCCTCTAATTAAATCTAATTCACTAGATGGAATAACTCTTTCACCAGAGGTTACATTTTTAACGTCTATCTTTTTAAGAAGTTCTGGGTCAACAATTCGAATTGCATTTTCAACTTTAGTAATGTATCGTTTAGATAGCTCATTTCTAAGGTCAGTAGTTACGTCAGCTGCGTCTTGAGTAGTACTCGTTAGTAGATTAGGATTCTTGGCAAGATCTTGGAAGTCTTGAGCAATCTCTGCATCAATCCTTGCTTGACGCTTTGACCCAGCCCTTGCTCCAAATTGGCGTAAAGCAGACCTTCCAGTAAGACGATCAATTACTTTACTGCCTCCTACACCAAGAGCTGCACCACCAGCTCCTGCTAAAGCAATATCACCTAATTCTAACCCAGGCTTCCCTCCAGCACTGACTTGAACTCCTTGCCTTAAAGCTTCATCAAGAGCGCTAACACCACCAGCTCCAGCAGCTAGGCGAGCAGTTTGACCTGTTAAAGCACTTCCTACAGGAGATGTAGTAGCTTTGGTTAAACCTTGTCTTAGAGCGGTTTGTAGTCCCTGAGATAAAGCCTTTTTACCAAGTACTTTAGTTGCCGCAGTACCAAGACCTAAACCAACTAAGTTTGCTGGATCAAGTATCAAACCTTTAGCTGCTCTACCAAAGCTTTCCATAGAAGTTGGGGCTTTTTCATAATCTTGAATAGATTGTAAAAGAGCTTGTTTACCTTCAGGACTAAACTTGTTAACTACATCATAGATTGTAGTTCCTGCACCAGCAAGGCTCCAGTTGGTCTGTGCTACATAGTTTTTTAACCAGTCAGCTGCTTCAGCTTCTGAACCCTTAAAAGGCTGTCCTTCTACTTCAGAATACACCTTTTTAGCGTTATTAATCCATGTAGGATCAGTGTTAAAACCTTCATCAGTAATGCGCCTAGCCGTTCCGACAGGAACTTGTGGTACTGTGTTAGAAAACTGCTGACCTTGAGGAGGAGCAACAGTTTGAGCCCCTTGTTGCTGAAAAGGTGTAAATTCAGCCCAAGCATCTTGCTCATTGTTTTGAGGTTGTTGAGCTTGTTGTGGAACTTCTTGATAAGGTTTAAACTGAGCCCAAGGGTCTGCCTGGTCTTTCATTTCTACTCCTTGCGCTTGAGCTTCTGGGATAACTGTATTAGTTATGGCTTCTAAAGTTTGGTTAACCCAATCTTGGCTTTTCTTTGGTTGGCTATAAGGACTACTTGGAAGAGATGCCCAAACATTACCAAGTTTACTTATAGCAGACTGATAATCACCTTTTTGGACATCCTCAAGAGCTCCAGCTTTACGGATAAGCTCAATAGCAATCTTGTCTTGGCTTTCAGGGCTAAAATCAGTGATCCCAAGCTTAGGAGCAACATCACGATATGTAGTACCTACAATTTGATACCTACCAGCAGCTGTAGACGGGCCTTCTGCTGTTCTTAGGCCAACAATGTTAGGGTGTTGAGAAAAATCATCAAAAGTCCCACCACCAACTATCGTGTTGTAATCAGCCCCCTCAGCCTTTGATAAAAAGTCAAGGAATGCCTTAGTGTTAGGGGCTAGACTAAACCCTTGACTTACTCCAGTGTAGGGGCTAAATGCATTCCATTGATCCATAATATTCTCTCTTAAGGAGCTGTAAATGTGCGACCATCAGGAGTCTTAAAAGGCTGTCCTGATTTTAAAGCGCCATTATCGATAGCTGCTTGAACATCTACTGGTGTGTTAAAAGTAGGCACTGCTTCATTTGTTTGAGTAAACTTAGAACCTTTAGGAACAAATCCCTCCAAAGTCCCATTTTTACGCATATAATTAACAGCGTCTTCTTTAGCATTAGCAATTGCTTCTATCTCAGCAGCGACTTCTAATAACCTACGGTAGTTTTCCTCTTCTTTTAAAGCAGGATCGTAAGCACGAGCTAAAAATCTATCACCTTCAGCCTTAGTAAACTGAGAACCAAGCGTAGCCTTCAAGCTACCTTGAATAATACTCTCTGCTCTTTTCTGAGCTACCGCTGAGTCAGAGAAAACTCTTTTCCGAAGCTCTTCAGGCATTAAGGACATCCAAGGTCCTGAAATATCTTCTCTAAAAATTGGATTACCAGTATTATCAACACCAGTTGTTAAAGACTTAGCTACGTCTCTTAGTCCTTCAACACCAGTACGAGCTTGCGCTATTTCTGGGGCTTGCTCTAATGCTGCTTTTTCAGCAATTCCTGTTACCTTTGATCCAGAAGCTATTTCAGCTAATTCCTTTTTTTGTAGAAAACCTAAAGCTTCTTGGCTTTGTAAGAAGTTTTGAACTTGATCGTTACTCATAACCTCTACCCGACCATCAGGAAAGGTTATCTGAGAGAAGGCACCACCAGCCAAAGGAGTTACCTTAGGACGATTAGCTAAAAGCTCAGCGTTAAAGCCACGGTTAAAGCCTGTGAAGCCTTGGGCTAAGCCCTCACGGAGGTTAGGAGCCGCCAGTAATCCAGCACCTGCTGCTATTGCCCCAGAACTTAATGCTTGATCCCTAGCTTGGTCATTTGAAGCGCTCATTAATTGAGTGCCTTGTTGTTGCGATAGGACACCTGAGGGCATCCCTAATATACCTGTTGCCATACTTTATTCTCCAAAGTATATAGGTAAGTTTAGATAAAGCCTTAGTCAAAATAACCAGCTTTGTCTAACTTTGATCCCATTCCATAACCAGCCAACGCACCACCAGCTCCTCCTTGAAGAGCACCCATGAATCCACCACCAGTCTTTGGAGCAGTCTGTGTTTGAGTACTGCCATAGTTACCACCAATGGTTTGCATGTACCGAGCCATAACATCCATAGGGATATCACGCTCTTCTGCAAACTGTTGCATCTGGGCATTTAGTTGGGCTTGTTGTTGCGCTTGATTCATCCCAGCAGCAGTCTGTCCTAAGTTAAATCCACCTGCGCCTAACTGTTGACCAGCACCCATACCGCCAACACCAGCTCCAAAGGCACCTTGTACACCTTGGTTAGCTGCTAGTTGGTTCTGTAGGTTCTGGTTGTATTGGCTCTGAGCTTGACCTAGACCTGACTGGAAGAACTGTCCACGGATGTTGCTAGAGATGTCTGCAAGACGCTCAGCAGCACCACGCTCAGCTATGCCTTGCTGAACCCCAGCACGAGTAGAGTTGATATTACCAGAGCCTGTTGCTCCAAGAGCCAAAGAGGGGAGCTGATTCTCATAGAGGTTTCTTGTAACATCTCTAGAAGCTGAATCAATGATTCCTTGAGTGTAGGGGTTGTTTGCATATTGACCTGCCTGAGCAATGATTTGTTGAGTAGGGTCTACACCAGCATACTGACCATAGATGTCAGCAGCGTTCTGTCCAAAGCCTGAAGTAGCCCCTAAGGCTCCCATAGACATGTTTTGGAGACCTTGGGCTTGTCCAAACTGGTTAGTGCCAAACTGAGTACCTTGCTGTATCAGTGCTTGTTGTTCTGGCGTTAGACCAGCAACCCGCTGTCCACCAAAGACTGGGCTAGCTAAAGCATTCTCAGCGGCTTGTTTAGATTGCTCAAACCCATACTGTAAAAAAGGTTGTTGTTCTTTCCATGGTTCTGAGGTAGCTGTTGAGGTTCCACCGCCAGAGGACTGAGATCCTCCTATAGCACCTAATAATGCGGAACCTGCGGTGATACCAGTGACTGGATTAGGCATTTGTAAACTCCTTTGTGTATGAGTCCAAAGACTCTCCATACATTTCTAAGATACGACTGGCTGTCATAGCAGCAGCTTGGAATCCATTCTGGATAGCAAACACTTCTAAGACTACATCATAAAAACCAGCTCGCCACATGTATGCTTTAGGTAACTGAGCTGCATCCTTTTGATCCTCAATATCATTTGCACCACACCACTTAAGTATTAAACTATTAATCAATGGGTGGAGTCGAGTATGATTAATTAAAAAGAATGGGTTACTAGATAAGACAACCAGACAGTTATGAATAACCTTTAGCTTTTCACGATCCGGAATGTCATCCCCATCATACCAATCATCTAGACCCTGTAGTGTCTCAAATAGATCTACAAGCCACTGATGGGCATCAGCAGTTAACTTTAACGAGTAAAGCTGTTGTGCTAAGTCTTCGGTGTGTGTGTGTATGGAGTTCATAGTCATTTTGCTATCTGGGTTAAAGTCATTCTGGCTGAAGGGATGGCAGGGTAAGTTAACGTAGCTGGTTCTGCTAAAAGAACAGTGTCCACGTCAGTAGTCTGCCACATTAACTCTACATAGTTGGTAGGCTGTGCTTCTCCTACTAAGTTCCAAGAGGCCACAATGTCTTGATTAATACCTCGAACATGAACACGGGTAGCACTATCGGGGTATGGGGTACCATTAAAGTTTACCCATAACACAACATCTGATCCAGCAGCACTAGTAATGTGTGCTATTTGTAAAGCAAACTCTAGGTTGTAGAAACCACGGTTGTCAAAGTAAATCCTAGATGTTGGAGTCCCTCTATACACCCCATACTCATAATTAATGTTATTAAAAGTAA